TTATCACAACGCCCCCGAGTTGTGGTCACTTTTTAACGCTCTTTTTACCGACGCAATTCCATTTCTTTCGACTAAGCCTGAGCGGACTGTTGGGATTCTTTGCCGCCTCGGGATGATCTTTCATCTGCCCAAAACTCCTAGCGCAGTAGGAATCGCCTCGCTCGGTGCCTGGCGCTATTCGGTAACCCTTAGCTCCGTAACGGATCGTTTTTTTGCGTCCAGTCTCGGGATTAGTAACGACCTTCTTGTATTTCTTCTCGCTCATTTTTTCTTCTTACTAGCTGCTTTCTTAGCCTTCCGATCAACATCCAGAGCGATAGCGACACTTTGCTTTTGGCTTTTTCCTGATTTCATTTCAGTCTTGATATTCTTTGAAATACTAGATTTCGAGTAACCTTTTTTGAGTGGCATTTTAATTCTCCTTAGCCTCAGTTATACACAACAGCGGCCGTTAAGGTAATTCTCTTTTCTAGGCTCGAAGGCATGATTTACCTGATACGGTGGGCTTAGCTGGTTATAAGCGTCCGGCTCATTGCCTCGATGGTTTAGGCCGTTTGCGTGGGAGATTTCGTGCGCGATGAGTGACGCTTCACGACATAAGTTCATGTTTTGAATCGTGACCGATAGGCGATTGATATTCACTACGGCTTGTTCGGCGACCTCGTACCCTTCGATTCGATAGTGAACGCTAGTGAAGTACCTAACGAGTACGATCTTTTTTGAGCGCATGATCTGCAAAATTTCAACTGGGGTTTTGCCCTCAAGGTGATTCCAGGGGCGGTTAGGGGTGAGAATAAAATCAGAAAAACACTCGCTGTTGATGGTCTGATTTATCTTTCTTTCAAGGAGCTTTAAGCGCTCGGCCTCGGCATCGGTGCAGGATTCATCGCATACTAGCACTATCGATTGCCTATAATTATTCAGGCCATACGACCTAATTTTAGGGTCATTTTTAACTACACACCCGGAAACCAAAAACAGAAGCAGAGCGATCCTTGCCATAACTTCCCCCTTCTTAAAGGCTAAGGGGTGGGGCTAATAGTACAAGGCATTTTTTGCCGAGTGCTTAGATTTTATCTTAGCCCGGGCCTTCTCTACCGCCGCGAGTGCTTCGGCTTCCGTCAGAAAGCAGCCGATGTACTTTTTAAGTCCATCGACGGTGAACCTTGCCGCCCAGCGGTAGGGCTTTCCTTTGAGGAAAATCTGGTAAACATATTTTGGGTTTTTGTATTTCATGAGTTGAAAAATAACCCTGGCTGCCGTCAACGCTTCAACATGTTAAAACAGCCAGGGCTCCTACCGGACTATCCGGTAAAGTTATCTCGCCGCCAGCGCTCAAGGTTGTGGTTGCCAGCGGCGAGCGCCTGGCGTTGGTGCCAGGCTAAAAGTTAAAAGTTATTCGAGCATATCTATGAGCTTGTCTCTGACATATTCATAGATTTCGCGCTCCTTATCAGGCTTTTCACCGTGCTTTATTTCTGAGCGAAGCCAGTTTTTAAAATCCTCGACCGCGATGTAAAGCCGAGTCGAGTTTCGATAAATTTCGAACTCCTCTTGGTCTTCTGGGAGATTAAATTCAAAGATCGCTTTCATTCCCCGATCTCCTTCAACGCTTCACGGGCTATATCAACAACTTTAGCATGAGTAATTTTCTCAGATTGATTGAGTAAGTTTACCCAAGTAACATTCTTTGCAATATTCACCAACGCCTCCCTGAATCGGGCGTTTTCGGCTCGAAGAACATTGTTTTCTTCAGCAATCTTGTTACTTTGATGCCCAAGATTAAACCAATAGTGTTCGTGCGGAGTTTCTGGCTGGTCTTCTCCAGCTCGAAGTAAAGTATTTTTCACAGCGTCATAATCAATCGCTTGAGCCACTACACCGTCAAACTCGCAATGCCCTTCCATTGCCATAAGCTGACCAACATCATTCTTGTAAATTGTGTATTTCATTTTTGAATCTCCGCATAGTATTCAACAACTATCTCGCTAAAGGTGTGCATAAGTAACGGCCTCTCGTGATCTTCCTGCCTCATCCAGAATGCCCTGCGCTCTTTGACTTCATCGTCTTGAGCATCAAGATGCTTGGCAATTCGCTGTGCCGCTTCAATATACCCAGCCATGTAAACCTCTCGCCATTCAAAGGTAGCAGACTCATCCCATTTACTTTCTGTGCAGACATAGAATGTCTTTAGTCCGTGCGCCATCAGTCCTCCATAATTAGTGACATTATCTCACCAGCCGATTCCTTAAATTTGTGGAACATATCCGATCCCAATGGGGCATCTGTTAGACTCACTAAAGAGTAACCATCATCGGTCATCATGAATTGCTTTATATGAGTTACATTCATTGCAATTTTATATTTACCATCGACAAATTTAGAGCCATCCCAATAAATGGGCGTTAAAAAAATAAACTTACTCATTTCAATTCCTCCAGCGCATCATTCGCAATCTTCCAAGCAATCGTATCGTCACGGCTACATTCATTATCAATCCGCTCCAACGCCTCCCTGAGTCGGGCGTTTTCGGCTCGGAGGGCCTCAATCTCCATAAAGTCGTTCATTTCTTTCCGCCTCTGCAAGTGCATCCCACATAAATTAAACATCCGAAGTCATGTGTTGATTCACTCATCGCCGCGACCTTTTGATAATTGCCGAGGTGAGCTTCATGATCCCATCGGCGAATTGAAAGCCAACTGCTAATGATACGCCTGCGACGAAAGCCCACTGCATCGTTTCAATAAATTCATGTAATGTAATATCCATTACTCAATCTCCTTTAATGTCGTCGACAGAATATGAATGAATCCGAAACCAACTAAACCGCCGATAAAAAACGACAGTGATAGCATGATAGCAAACCCTGCCACGAAATAGATGTTACTCATTTTTTTCCGCCTTGGTACTTCTCGAGGAAGTACACTAGCGCCGCCTCGATGATGGTGGTGCGATCCACCTTGTTAGCCTTTGCGATCTTGTCGATCTCATCGATAATGCTTGGAGGCAGCCTAAAACAGGTGCCTCGCTTCTTTTCTCGTTTCTTAAAAATCATAATCCAACGCCTCCGAGTGATTCAATGTTCAAAGCTTTAAGATCGAGGTAATGCTTGCCTTGCCACTCCCTTGAGTCGATCTTGCCAGAGGCCACGACTTCGGCAAATTCACCTAAAGATATAACCGTCTCAGCCGCCTTTCCGAAGGCTGTCATGCGTACCTGCAACTGGCGCTCAGGGTTGTAATCGTCCGAAGCAAGGACGGTGAAGGTGGCGAATTGCTTGCCTGCCTTGGTTGTTTTTACTTCAAGGCCTGATACTGTTCCTGCAAATTTAAATTCGTTCATGTGTTTCCTTTCGTTTTTTCTACCGTAAAACGGCAGTGTGTTTTTGTAAATAGTAATTTTTACTTTAATGGCTGCAAAGTGATCGGGTTGTAACCGTGATCGATCAGAAAAGCATCTACAACTCCTTGAGCGTCAGAGGTGTCCAGTCCTTCGGCTTCGAGCTGTTCAATGAGTTCTTGATATTCTTGCCAGTTATTAGGGAGTTTCATGTTTCGGTTTCCTTTCTTATTTGTTGTTCAAAAAATCAACCAACTGCTTGATGGTTTTTGCACTAAAAGCTACGATTTCGGTTCCGTATTGATCGACAAAAATTGGAAGCGCAACGGCCATTCCGTAATGATCGACAACGCGAACAATCCGGTTAAGATTAGCTCCTGATTGAAACACCATTCGATTTTTGTTATCTTGAAAATTTCTGAAATGACCTAACTTTTTTAACACTGTTTGAGTTTTCATAAACACCTGCCTATATATAAATATTATATCACTGTATTACGGAATGCAATACCTATTTATTTAGTAAAGATTGATGCACTAAATGACATACCATGTTGATTTTATTGATGTTTTTTTAGTGTTGATAAATTGGCGTGATTGATATTAGATACTCATAGCTTCGCAGGCTTAAAAAACTTTTCACCCGTGGTCAGTACGACACGACTTTAGAATCCCCTACAATCGCCTGCGAAGCCCTTGTAGGGGATTTTTATTTTCGGCTTAGGGAGGCATAATGGCACGAATAAATGTTGAAGATGAGTGGTTTACAGACGCAAGAAGGTTGCGCCTTATTGAGCTAACGAAAGACAAAAACATAGCTGATGGAATGGCAATTATGGCGTGGTTTTTAGCCCAAAAATACTGGGTTAAAAAAGAATTAATCCCTTATCACGCATGGCACGGGGCAGGTATGTCGGACTTGCTTTTCGAGTGCGGCTTAGCTGAAAAGCGAGAAGATGGCGTTTATGTTCGAGGATCCAAGCGCCATTTTCATTGGTATTTTAAAAAGGTCGAAGCCGGAAGAAAGGGCGGACTTAAATCTAGCCAACGCCAAAGAGACTCCAAGGGGCGACTAACCACAAGCCAAGCAGTGCTTGGAGATTCATCCAAGCAGACTCCAAGCACATCCAACCCTCTTACTCCTACTCTTACTCTTACTCATAAAGAAAAGAATACTTTGTATGATTCTGGCGAATCACACCGAGAGGAATTTAATCTGAACTTAATTTATCAAGAATACCCTCGCAGACGAGGGCAGGCTAACAAGGGCAAAGGTCTTGAGAGGTTGAAAAAAATGATCAAGAATCAATCGGACTACGAGCTAGCATTGGCGGCAGTGCGTGGATATAAAGCTCACCTCATTAGCCAAGGAAAAATAAACACCGAGTTCGTAAAAATGTTTTCATCGTTCTGGGATGCGCAAGGCGATTGGAAAGAATGGGCCGCCGCGCCGGTCGATCAAGCAATGATCACCGATGAACTAATAAAAAAAGCAAAAGGCGAGTTATGATTAACATTAAACCCGGCTTTGACATTTTCAACCAAGCAGCTCGTGAGATAATAAATCCACCGATGGGCGTAAAGGTGCCAGCATGGAAAACCTTTAGCGAGTACACCGGCGGCCTTCGCATGAATGAGTTTACGATTTTCTGCGGAGCGACCGGATCGGGGAAAACCCAGTTTTTAGCAAACATGCTAGTCCACCTTACCGGCCAAGGTGTTAAGTGTTTTGCGGCCCCCGTAGAGACGGGCCCGACCGATATGGCGCGCCGGATGATCTCGGTAGTAGCGGGTCGTGATTTGAATACCGGAGATCCTGTTGAATTAAAAAATTTTAAAGGGGCTTTAGATAAAAGCATTAACACAATGTCGAATCTGACATTTAGCACTCACGACAACCGGGTAGACATTCAAGAAATGGTTCAAATATTAAAATACATGAACGAGAAAGAAGGAGTTCAGGTCGCCGTGCTTGATAATCTAAACTTTTTTTTAAAGCCCACCTCAGCGGCAGATTCCTTAATCGAAATGGATTCAGCGGTTCATGAATTTGTTATGCTCGCAAAGAAAATCCCGATTCATATTTTCTTAGTAATGCACCCTCGAAAGACTGAACACGGAAAAATTACGAGCGAGTTTGATATTAAAGGCTCCTCAACGGCTGTGCAGGAGGCTTCTAATATTTTACTGATGAACCGCCTAGATGATGCGGAATGCGGTCCAAATAGCGGCCTTGATCCATTTTGCAGGGAATTCGTTTTCAAGAAGATCCGTAAGCGCGGGTTTTATGTAAATCGTAAATTTTATATGCGCTATCAAGGCGGATCGTATGTCGAAATCAATTAACGAAATCTGGCTTGATTGTGTGATCGCAGAAAGCGAACGCAATGAAACAAAATTTTTGAAGGCTGTTACGCTTGAGACTCAAGATTGTTATTTGTGCGGATTTATCAATCGTGGTCGATTTAAGGCTGAATATAACCGAACCGAAACGGAAAACGCCTTGTTTGAAAAACTCAAAGCCATGCCGGGTTTTAAAAGTGAACCAGAAAGTCAGGAGATGATCTTAAAAAAATCTGATGATGTTTGGTGTTACCTTTGCCGAAGATGTGCAAAAAAAAATCACACGGGTTTTGAATAACCGCCTTTACAAGCAAACCGTTTTGAAATACAAACGAAGAACGAAAGGAAACCGCAGACATGAAAGTAATAAACTTAGAACAGGGCTCGGGCGAGTGGCTTGAGTTTAGGAAAAACGGAATCGGTGCCTCGGAGATTGCATCGATCGCAGGTGTGAAGGGAGCTTTTCAAAAGCGCATTGATACGCTGGCTGAGAAGCTTGGGGCGCGTCGTGAGCTTTCGGACTATGAGCGTCGGATCTTTGCCGATGGTCATGCCTGGGAGCTCGCGGTGCGAGATGCGATCAACGCCGAGGGATTTAACTTTTCTCCGGCCGTTGTGGTGAGTGAAAGCAATGAAAGATTTTTCGCATCCCTTGATGGCCTGGACGCTGCCCGGGAGATGATTCTCGAAATTAAATCGGTCACGACGGAGACGAAATTCAACGCCTACCGAGAGGAAATCCCAGCGCACTATATGGCTCAAGTGCAGTGGCAACTTTACTGCACGAAGTATCAGAGCGCAGTGATCGCTTTCGTCCACGATGGGCAGGTGGTTCGCCACGAGATCAAGCCTGAGCTGGTGATGCAAGGAATCCTCGCACAGGAAGCCGAGAAGTTTCTGGCCGAGCTTGATGCGATCAAAGCTGGCACGATGCCGAGCCCCGTGCAGGCGATTCGCTCGCCTGAGATCATTCGGATCGAGAAGCTCAAACACCTCGAAGCTGATATGAAAATTCAACTCGCGATGATCACCGAGGAGATGAAGGCCGTAGCCGAGAAGCTCCTTGAGGATCATCAGGCAACGAAGATCGAAGGTGATTCGATCGTGGTGTGCTGGCAGGAGCGAGACGGAGGGATTGACTACAAACGGGCTTGTGAAGATGCAGGGCTTGATCTGACTGGCTACAAGAAAAAATCACAGCGATTCGTCACTGTGAAAATTAAAGAGAAGGAAACCGAGTAATGAAAACATTTAACACGCCGAAAGGCTCACAGCTGCAAATCATACAACTCAAGGGTAAGGATTATCTGCAAGTAGCGCAGCGCTTGATTTGGTTCAGAGAGGAGCATCCTGACTGGTCGATCACGACTGAGGCGGTGACGCTTGACGAGAAGCACGCAATCTTTAGGGCGACGATTCAGGACGCAACGGGTCGAACGATTGCGACCGCTCACAAGCGCGAGGATCAGGCCCATTTCGGGGACTGCATCGAAAAAGCCGAAACGGGATCGATCGGGCGAGCTCTGGCGTACTGCGGATACGGAACTCAGTTTTGCGCTGACGAACTTGACGAAGGTAGTCGGATAGTCGACGCACCGATTGATGCTAAACCCTCATCGCAGGGTGTAAAGACCGTTCGAAGTGTGGAAGCGGTGAAGCCCGCTATCGTAAAACCTCACCAGACGCACGAGGATGCCGCAGGAACGGATTTTACTATCACCTTTGGGGTGTACAAGGGTAAGACTGTCGGAGCGCTAGGAATGGCAACAGCGAAGTCTTATGCGGATCACCTTTTAAGGCAAGTAACAAAGCGAAACACTCAGCTATCACCCGCTGAATCTGAGTTTATCAAATTCGTGACCGATAAAAGCGCGACCGGTTAGAAAGCGGTTTCCTACCGAATCGCCTAGCCCCACCTCTGATTAGTCCCGGAGGTGGGGTTTTTTTATTCTTGCGAGTGAAAGAAAATTCATTCATCACTGAATCATGATCGATGTGGGGAGTCTGAAGGTCGGGGATCGCGTCATCTGGTTAGGATCATCTAAGTCAGTTAGCTACGGCAATCGAAGAGTCCCCGCTGAGATCGTGAAAATTAAACCCGAGCGAATCCAAATCAAGATCGAAACACCTTACGGGGAGATTTTAAAATATGTCAGTGCGAACGCACTCGCGATCGATAAAAAAAAGTAAACCTATCCCCGAAAAGTTTATCGAAAAAGAAATCATTCACTATCTAAGACTAAAGGGCTGGGTCGCTATCAAGGTCAGAACCTCGGGCAGAATTGTGCAAGGTAAAGTGCTATCACTCCCGAAAGATGAGCTTGGCGTTTCAGATATTATCGCCTGCGATCCTGATGGAAGATTCCACGCAATCGAAGTGAAGAACAAAGTCGGGCGGCAGTCAGATTATCAGCGCCGATTCGAGAAAGAAGTCCAGGCTAAGGGCGGCCGATACACGATTTTAAGATCACTCGAAGAGGTGATCGAGTATGTGAAAGCGTTTTATCCTTGAAGAAATCGCTAAAGTATTGAACGCTTAAAAATATGAAAGTTGAAATCCATTGCAAGCACGATGCTCTAGTAGAACCTAAAAAGCTAAAGGTTCATCCGAAAAACCGTAACAAGCACAGCAAGGAGCAGATCGAGCGCCTGGCGAAGCTGTACGAATACCACGGGATCAGGCACCCGATTATTGTGAGCAGCCGATCAGGTTATATCGTCGCAGGCCACGGGCGTAAGGCAGCAGCGCACGATCTAGGCATGAAAGAGTTTCCCGTGGTGTACCAGGACTTCGATAGCGACGAAGCCGAGTATGCTTTCATCCAGGCTGATAACGCTATCGCATTATGGGCAGAACTTGATCTATCTGGCATTAACTCCGATCTGCCGGAGCTTGGGCCTGATTTCGATATTGATATGCTGGGGATTAAGAACTTTGAGATCGACGTAGCAGATAAGGACTTCGAGGCCGACGAAGACGAAGTACCAGAGGCAAGGCCAGAGCCGAAAGTGGTGCAGGGTGAGGTTTATATTCTGGGTAACCATCGGCTGATGTGCGGAGACTCTACTGCTATCACCGATGTAGAGCGGCTGATGAACGGCGAGAAGGCTGAAATGTGCTTCACCGATCCACCTTATGGCATTAACTATGAAGGCGGGCATTTTCATTCTGGCGATGTAAATATTAAAAGAAAAAGAGAAAAGCTCGCAAACGACGACAGCGATCAAATTTATCAAGATGTGATTCCTGTGATTTCATCATTTACAGATGGGCCGTGTTACACATGGTTCGCAGATACAAAGCCTTTAAAATTGTTTCAATCCGTAGAAAATTGTGGGCAAATTCACAGTCTTATTATTTGGCACAAAATCAACGCCACATATGCCGCAATGAACGCACAATATAAGCAGAGGCACGAACCATGCCTTTACTGGAAGCCGAAGAGATCAACATTGAGGTGGTGTGGGCCATCGGATGAGAGAACCATCTGGGAGATGAAAAGAGACTCAAGAAATGAGCATCATCCTACTCAAAAACCCGTGGAGCTTGCAGAGAGAGCAATCAATAATCACGAAGCAAAGACAGTTCTCGATCTTTTCGGAGGCTCAGGATCAACACTCATCGCAAGCGAAAAGACTGGCCGAAAGTGCTTCATGATGGAACTTGATCCTATTTACTGCGGAGTGATCCTCGACCGATGGCAGAAGTTCACAGGCAAGAAGGCGCAGCGAGAAGACGGCAAGCCTTGGGATGAGATCAAGGGGGAATAATGGCTGGGGGGGCGCCGACAAAGTATAAAAAAAATTTTCATCCTGAGTCTGTCATTGAACTAATGAAGGCAGGACACAGCGTGATCGAGGTATGCTCGAAGTGGGGAATCCATCAAGAGGTAAAGAATGGGAAGACCGAAGAAAAAAGTCGATCCGAAAATGGTTCAAGACCTGGCGTCAATCGGGTGTAAGGTTAATGAAATTGCCAGGCTGTTAGATGTAAGTGAAGACACTTTGCATCGTCGTTTTGCGTTAGAAATGGCAAAAGGAAAAGAAAATCTTAAAATGTCATTAAGACGATGGCAACTCGAAGCCGCAAAAAAAGGCAATGTTGCAATGCTGATCTGGTTAGGAAAACAATATTTAGAACAAAAAGAATCCGTAGCGATTGACCCCGAGTCAGGGATAAAACTAATCATGAACTACGAGCGCAATAAAAAGATGGCATGAGTCAGGCGATTGTCGAAGCGTATTCAAAGCCGAACTTTAGCGACTTTAACCCTCGCGTGATTCCGTACCAGAGCGAGGTAATAGATTTTTTAGACGGATGGAATTATTCAACAGGCACGCCCGAGATTTTACTTTCAGGATCGTATGGATCGGCGAAGTCAATTCTCATGGCTCACCTCGCGGTTAGACACTGCTTAGAAAACGCAGGCGCTAGGGTGTGTTTAGCTCGTAAAGCTCTACCGGATTTGAAAGATACAATCTTCAAAGAAATCCTAGAGCATATCGCCGAAGATTTCATCGAGGATGTTCATTACAAGGTCAATCACTCTATCGCACGGATTAGCTGGTTTAATGGCTCCGAGATCATCTCAAGAAGCTGGTCGGATAAGAAATACAAGAAAGCAAGATCACTCAAGCTTTCTATGGTTGTGTTCGAGGAGCTCACCGAAAACAACGACGACGACAAGCAAGCCTTCGACACGCTAAAAGCACGCCTAAGAAGGATTCCCACCGTCAAGGAAAACATACTCATTGCAGCCACTAACCCCGATGGCCCGGGCCACTGGGTTTATAAGTATTTCCTTGAAGGAACACAACCGACGAGAAAAGTATTCAAATCAGTCACAACCGATAACCCGTTCCTTGATCCGGTTTACATTCAACAACTCAAGCAAGACCTGTCACCACGCGAGGCGCAGCGGTACATTTATGGCGAGTGGATCGAGATTGATCAAGACCGAATCTATTCAGCCTATGACACCGATCAAAACTTTTTAAAACTCCAGTACAACATAAACCCGCATCATCCGATTATTCTGAGTTTTGACTTTAACATCGGCCACGGAAAACCCATGTCATCCATCGCCGGCCAATTCATAAATGGCGTATGGCATTTCTTCGATGAGGTAGTTATCCAGGGCGCTAGAACCCAAGACGCGATCGAATCCTGGCTTAGTCGTCAATATCTTACGCAGGGCGTAAGGGTTATCGTGCACGGGGACGCTTCGGGGCAGGCGAGAGATACTAGAAGCATAGTCTCGGATTATGACATAATAAAACGAGCGCTTTCAAATGCAGGCGTTAATGTAATGATGGAAGTCCCAAGGGAAAACCCACCGATCAGGCGAAGGCATAACATCGTGAACGCTTATTGCTTAAATGAGGCCGGAGATCGAAGGTTGTTCATTTACAATCAGTGTAAAGTGGCCCACGATGGGATGCGGTTGTCATCTTTAAAGAAATCGGGAGACTATATTGAGGACGACTCGAAAGCTTATCAACATATTACAACGGCGATCGGGTACGCTGTTGTTCATGAACACAACCGGCTTGGGGAAAAATCCATCGGAACTTATAGGAGAATGTAAATGCTGAACCTGTTAAATCCTACCGTGAGAAGACAAATTATCGAAGAGTCTAAAGGCAATGAGAATGTCGAACGAAAAAAAGTAAGTTTCGGACAATTCGAAATCTTTAAAGATCGCATCTTGCAACAGGTCAAAACATATCTAGAAGGATTCTACTCACGGGACACGATTCAGAACACGCCAATCGTTTCAAGCGTGAACCTGGCTAGACGGATCGTGAAGAAAGAAGCCTCACTCTATCGCAGGCAGCCGACGAGAACATTTTACAATCTAAGCGACGAGCAAGAGGCGGTGATTCGTCAGATTTATGATGATCTAAAAATCGACACGGTAATGATGAAAGCGAATGAATATTTCAAGCTGCAAGATCAAGTGCATCTTTACATTGTGCCACGCAACGGGAAGTTAAAGGTTCAGGCATTGCTCGCACACAACCTCGATGTGGTTCCGTCATCGAGCGATCCCGAAGAAGGCGAAGCATATATCATTAACGGCTTCGACCGCACGATGGCGAATGTCAAAGTAACCGAAGACGGCGACAGCATGAATGAACTCATAGCCGATGAAGACGATTATCTGGCTGGGCTCAAGGCCTCCGCGGTGTGGTCGCCATTGTTTAATTTCGTGATGGATGAACAGGGAAACATCCTGCCAGCAGAGTCTTACGAGAATCCGATTGGTGGGGTCGTGCCGTTTGTTGATATTAACGGCGGCAAGGACGGAGAATACTGGGTCAGATCGGGCGCGGCGTTGACTGATTTTACCATTCAATTCAATGCAGCGTTAACAGACCTTGGCAATGTGGTTAGGATGCAGGGATTCGGTCAGGCGTGGCTTAAAGCTCCGTCGAATATGATCCCGAACAATATTCAAATCGGCACGAACTTTGTTCTTCGATTGCCGATTGATCCGAATAACCCCGTAGAAACTGATTTCGGTTATGCTAACGCGAATCCTGATCTCGGCGGTTCACTCTCCTACCTGGAAGGATTGCTTTCTAGCTTCTTAACTTCCCGGGGCGTTGATCCGAAGGTCGTCAATGCGAAGATGGATTCCGTGAAGTATAGTTCAGGATTCGAACGATTGCTTGCGATGGTAGAACAATTCGAAGCGTCAGAGGCCGACATTAGTGCCTTTCAAGATGCCGAGCAGAAGCTATTTAAAATCATCGTGGCATATCTGAACACTTACGGCGGAACGAATGTGCTGCCGCAATACAGAGCGGCTCCGATTGGTGAGGATGCTTTCGTGATGGTGCAATATAGGCGGCCATCCTCTGTCATGAGTGAAAGCGAGAAGCTGGCAATGATTCAACAAAGGAAAGAAATGGGCCTGATCACTCAGGTCGAAGCAATCGCGCTTGATCGTGAGATAGAGCTAGATGAGGCTCAAGAGGTATTTAAAACCATTCAAGCCGAGCAGGGTGCAGAGATCGAAAGAATGCTCCCCACCCCTCAGACTGTCGACGAGGAAAACGAGGAAGAGGAGTCCGAAGACTTGAATGGCTGAGCCTGGAATCAAGCTAAGAAAAACCCGAATCGAACAGAAGTTAAACTTAACCGAGATCATCGGTAAGGATATTTCATCCGATCCGGTTTTAGTGCGTAAGATTGCGCAAGGAATTATCGACTACATGGTGGATCGTGCCAAGGATGGCAAAGGGATAGGGCGCAAAGATTTAAAAAGCCCTTATTCAAAGGCCTATGCTGAAAGCCTGGCATTCAAAGCCGCAGGCAAGTCTAGGAACAATGTCAACATGACGCTTTCCGGTGATATGCTCCGCTCGATTGACATTCTCGAAGAAGACGGTGCAAGCGTGGTGATCGGGATTGATGATCCTACGGACGCACCAAAGGCGTACGGTCATCAAACGGGATTCGAAGGGCATCCGACTATTCCTCAAGGAAAGTATCGCAGGCAGTTCTTTGGTGTGACGACCGATGAGGTTAAGAAAGAAATCATCCCGAAGTTTAAAAGCGAGATCGATCGAAGCGTTGGAACTAGAGCCGTAAGTTCGCTTGAGACTCAAGAAGCTGCGATTGATTTCGTGCAGGGGATTCGAAACCTTGGGCAGCTATTCGAGATCGAGGAAGAAATTGAATGAGGCTCAAAATAAATCAAAAAAGCATCGACCGCCTGGAATCAGATGTGAAATTCAAATTAAAAAGCGTGCTAGAGAATAAACAAATGCTAAACGAGGTCGGAACACTCGCTGTTGATATGTTGAAGTTTAGCTCAAGAAAAGGCACCTCACCAGTGACCGGCGAAAAGTTTAAGAGGCTATCAAAGCCTTGGATTAAGAAGCGAGCAAAGATTGCCGAATCCACTCGCATTCATCCGGCTTATTCTAAGAGTCGTTCCAATTTGACGCTCACCGGTCAACTCATGGACGCGATCACGCATTCGGTCGTGGGTCGAACGGTTCGAATTGTGTTCGATGGCTTTCATGAGCCGTATTCTATTAAAACGAAAAAAGGCATTTCAAGAGTTGGAAAAAGGATAAGAAACGCAGACCTAGCCAGGTTTGTCGCCGAAGCTGGGCGAGCGTTTTTTGGATTCGGTAGAGTAATGGAGCAAAAACTTTTAGCTCAGGCGAAAAAGATTGTCATTCGTTACATTCGCCGTAATATTTAAAACAAAATAACTTGATAACCCAAGGAGGATAAATCAGAATGGAAGAACAGAACCAGGCCAGTGGCCAACCTGCGGAAGGCAGTGCCGGAAGTCGGGATAGTTCGGGCGATGTGGTGAAATATGAAACCTATTCAAAGGCGATCGGGGAAATTAAAGCCCTGAAAGCAAAGTTGAATGAGTTTACTGCCAAGGAGCACGAACGGGAGCAATCTGTTTTAGCAGAGCAGGGCAAATATAAAGAAGCCCTAGAAAACGCCTTGAAATCCAAAAGGGAGATCGAGGAAGCACTAAAAGCGAAAGACGCTGCTTATGCTAAGACGATTTTCCAGAAGGAGGTCAAGTCATTGGCCGTTCAGATGGGAGCCCGCAAGGAAGCCTTGGAAGACATCGTGAAGGTAGGCGACTGGTCTAGCGTCGAGATCGATGAGAGTTTCAACCTCAATGTCGATCAACTCAAGACTCAGATTTCTAACCTTGCGAAATCGAAACCGTATTTTTTCACTAACACCGCAAGCAAGCCGGGTGATGTTCACTTTTCGGCTAGTAAGTTCGATTCTGAAGGGAAGTCGGTTAAAGACCTCTCGAAAGATGAGATTATTGAAAAACTGAAAACGCTCAAAGCCTAAAGGAGAAAATCATGGCTGATGTAATTACTGGGAATACACAACTCAGTGCAACCAAAAATGACCTGATCACTAGCTTGGTGCAAAAGGAACTTAAATTCCGCGCTAAGCTTTTGGCAACCGTAACCGACCTTTCTAGTTATGCTGGGAAGGGAATGAAGTCGATTAGCTTTCCCAAGCTTTCTTCTTTCACCGTCGAGAACCGCGCTAGTGCGGCTCCTGGCGAAATCCAA